TGAAAACGCAGTATCGTAGCTTTGTATAACATAACTGTAAGGCGGCACATCCTCATCTTCCCAGCGATTCCACCATTCTCTTTTGACAATAGATCCTTCCTCAGCTGTTGGGTTTTGCATCCATTGACTGTTCCATTTAGATATAGGTAATGATGCTTTCACTCCTAATAATTCCTCTTTCTTCCAAAACTGTGGCCATAATGGTTTGTCTGACTCTGGCATAATCGCAGGAAACTCAACAACTTCCCACTGATCTGCATTTTCATCGCCTTGTTTATTGAGAACCTTGCCAACCAAATCTTTAGTGCTCCACCTTGTCATTACTATCACAATAATCCCACCTGGCTGTAAACGCTGTCGTGGACCAGAGGTGTACCATTCATAAGCTGACTCTAACGCTTTAGGTGAAAGTGCATCTTGCTCGGAGTGTGGGTCGTCAATAATTAATAAATCGGCACCACGACCTGTAATAGCACCACCGACACCAGCTGCAAAAAACTCGCCATCCTGATTGCTTGTCCAACGCCCAGCTGATTTGTTATCTGCTTGTAGTTTTAGTTCAGGAAAAATGTGTTGATACTCTGTGCTATCAATTATGTTTCTAACCTTTCTACCGAACCTAACTGCAAGTTCCGCCGTGTGTGTAGTTTGTATGATTTTTAAATTTCCTCTTCTGCCCATCATCCATGCGGGGAAAAAAGTTGACGCAAACTCAGATTTTGAGTGTCTCGGTGGTAGACAAACTATAAGTCTTTTCAGTTTGCCATCAGCTATTCTGTTAAACTTATCTGCAATAATTTTGTGATGCCTTCCTTCGATAAAATCAGGCCACATGTGCTTTATAAAACTTATAAAATCCTTCTGACAACCGTCTTGTTTTTCTAGTTGATCGTATCTTTGCAGTAAAGCTACTGCCTCAGCTTTATCCTGCTCTGATAAAATATCAAAATCTTTAAATGATACATCGCTCATAATCGAGCTGAGAAACAAGGTAGCGACGATATTTTTTGCAACTCAGCTCTAAGCGTAAAACGCCTAGCGTAAGTATCACACAAGGTTATACTTCGTGCCACTCTTTACCCTCATATAGTAAAGCCTCAGCCTCTCTTCTTCTTACAAGACCTTCTAAAACTACTTTTTCACCGTTTACTGTGGCCTTGTTCCAAAGTTTCATAGACTTAGGCACCTCATCATATTTTTGTTCATTTAGTAATCTAATAGCCGAACTGCCTTTAGCTGCACTAGGGCCTATATTGAAACACCAAGCAACGAGCGCAGAAAATTGGTTTTCACTAACAGGAACTTTAACCATGTTATTTATATGAGACTCATATTCATGCAACTCTTCTGCTAATAAATTGTCAGCGTCTTGCATAGATATTTTCATCCCATCTTTGACAGGCTTGCCTTTGTATCTGGTTGACCCATACCCTATAGTCGGTACATTAGCAGCGCAACGATAACTAACAGCCATATCGCCATCAGTAGGACATCCCTCAAATTTTTTAATTAATTGTTTTCCTTCTTCTGAAATTTGCATTTTATTCTCCCCATTTTTTTGTTTTCTTGCCACCGTCGTAATCAACTGCAAGATTTTCTTTTTTAAGCAAATCTGCAACATTTCCTTGATCGCAGAATACATCACCTAAAACTCTTCCATATTTATCTGTCCCATAAGATCTCAATGTTATATCACCGACTAACCACTCTTTCAATTTAGCTTTTGCTAATAGACCAAGCTCTTTTTCTTTTTTGCGCTCAGGATACTTCTTAACATTTATCCTAGATTCAGGAGTGTCAATTTTGGCGATTCGTACGGCTTTGTTATGTAATTGAACGGAAAAACCAAGATCTATAGTTTCTAAGCGAATTGTATCTCCGTCCGTTACGGATTTAAGTTTGCACTTATATATAAAAGCCTCTGGTGAATTACTCATTTGCTTCCTCTTGATTAGTGGTTACTGTTCTATAATACACGACCACGTCTTTTAATTCTGTTATGTATCTTTTAATTTCTTGCATGTTGTAAGCCATCACCTCATAGTCTGGCACTGTCATAGCCAAAAAAACAAGTTCTCCTTCTTGATCCTCTATAATTTTAAACTGCTCTTCAAAGTTTTCAGGTGTTATTGTAAGCCATCTGACTTCCTTTAAATCTATTTCTCTAGGCATGACTGGTTGCACAATAGTCCTTTCCAGTGGTTTTGCAGTTACTTCTATCTGTTTAGTCGGTATTAGGCTGCAACTGCAAGCCATCATCAAGATCATCAACAGTGACGCTGATTTCCTCGATGTCTTCCATAATATGTTTTGTGCCATTATTTATCTTCCTTTGCATTTCTACAGGATCTGTAAGTATCTTAGCTGTTAATTGATAGTTTTGTATAAATTGTGTGTATCTATTAAGCTCTCGTTGTGCCTCTTGACTTTTAAGAGTCATGTTTTGAAGTTCAGTCGTTTGTGTAGCAAAATCATTTTGTAGAGTGCTTATGGCCTCTTCTTGTGTTGCTATGGCTCCTTCTAAAGCTACATTGTTTGCTTTTAGAGTTTTGTTCTCGTTATAAAGCCAATAACTGCCCAAACTTAAAACTAAAATCACTCCTATTAAAATTTGTTGCATCAAACGTCCTCAATTATGTAGTTAAGACCGCTAGCGCTTCTATATTCGACTATCTTGTTGTTTTGATCTCTAAATTTTAAGTGTTTTTCTTTTTGCACAATTATTTTTTTTGTAATATAGGATTTATCATCTGAATCACCATATTCTTTGTTAAAAGATACAGTAACTTTGTATCTGTGTGCAAATAAGTATTCATACCATGCAACAAGCCATTGCCAAAATTTTTTTAAACTGTCCATATAGCTAGCTTATGTTTCTTACCCTTAACCTTAATTGGTTTTAGTAATTTTAATACAATTTTACAATTTTTTGCAGTTCTGTAACCTATTAATATATCCCTACCGACATCTTTAGTTGCTGACTCTAATCTTGCAGCAGTGTTTACAGGGTCTCCAATAGCAGAATAATCAAACCGAGTATCTGATCCCATATTACCTATTACCGCCTCCCCAGACTCTACACCAACACCTACAGCTACTGGAGTGGCAAGTGTTTTGTTAAGTTCAGCAATCCCTTTTTGTATATCGATTGCAGCTTGAACTGCTTTTGTCTCGTGATCCTCACAATCTAACGGTGCTCCAAATATAAACATACCTGCGTCGCCAATAAATTTATCGGTCATACCACCTAACTTTTGCACCGCGTTTACCTGCACAGTCAAAGTTTTATTCATTATGCTAGTCACCTCCTCTGGCGATAACTCTTCACTTAATGAAGTGAAGCCACGCAAATCTGTAAAAAGATAACTGCAATATTTTTTTTCTCCACCTAATTTTAGTAAATCTGGATTTTTTTGTAGTTCTTTAACTTGTCGTGGATCAAGATAATGTTCAAATTGTTTTTTAATTTGTTGCCGTAATTTGTATTCTTTTCTAAACCGCAAATAGAAAATAATGCTACCAATGATAAATTCTGATACCAAAGTCCATGAAAAATCTAATAAAATGCCATTTTTGATGCTAAAAACGCCTAAAACGCCCGTCACGGCCATAAAAAAAACACCGAAGGCTAACGCCTTGGTCATGCTCAGATATGCGCATAAAAGCGAAACTGTGAGCACGAAAATCGCAAAAATCAAAATTTCGGCCGCTAACGCCCAATCTGGTATTTTTGGTGAGTCTTGAATCAAAATTGACTCAGCTAAAGCTGCTTGAACTTTGTGTGGACCGAGCAAACCAACAGGAGTTGCAACTTGTGGCATGACGCCTGGTGCATCTACCGACACAAAAACAAACTTACCATCAACATTCATTTCATCTAATGTAGTTTCTGGTGTTTTCACCCAGCTAATCCATTTTCTACCTAAACGGTCAACATCAACAGGAGGTAAACCTTGCACGGTAATTTGTTGCATGCCATTTTCGTCGCCTTTAATAATATAAGTATCAGCACCTGCTAAAACTTTTAAAACCTCAGTGCCATAAGATGAAACGAAGCCATCTGGTGTTTGCATCAACAATGGCATGCGCCTTACAAGATTATCAACTTCGGAGGGAGCTGATGACAGACCTTGGGGGATTTGGAGGTAATCATGGCTGTTCGTGACAACTCCCTTAGCCATAATACCACTAATATTTTGACCAAGTAAAACAGTTCCGCTTGTTGGCGGATAAACTCCGTTGTCATACTCAAACATAGCTAAGACACTTGGACTGTAACCAAGTGCCTCCAAAAACACCTCATCGCCACCAAAGCGATCTGGTTGTGGAAAAGATATTACCCAACCAACGCCAATAGCTCCTGCGTTTAGTAAGTCAACATGTATTTGTGCGAGTTCTTGTCTAGGAAATGGCCAACCACCAGATTTAAAAATATCTTCTTGTGTAATATTTAGAATCGCAAAGTTACCACTTGGATCATATTCTTTCACAAAAGTATCAAAAGTTTGGAGTTTTAAGATCTGTAAAGGATATGCCTGAAAAAGCAAAGGCAAAAGTAATATTATAAATACCGTGAATATTGTTTTTTTCATTAACAAGGCATCCTATGGCCATCAACATGTATATTGTTAGGGCACCATGATGTAGTGTTGTTTAGGTGGTGATTCCTAATTACTGTTCCTGTAAGGGCAAAATTCATCCAAGTATACCCGTAGGTGTCTAAGTTCTGTCCTGCTATACCAGCAAAGACTAATTTATGAAGAATAAGATTATCTAAATGAGGATGACTGCCTAAAAATACATTACCTTCTTTTATATTTGGATTTTTAAGTCCTTGATAAGTTGTGTAAACGTCCAGTGCGTTAAGAGTCCAATAAGTAATTATTTGTGCTCTTGATGGTGGCTCATTAATTTCAACGAACTGCAAAAATTTTCGCTCTGGTACGTCAAACACATCTTCTTGTGATAACTCTGGCAAAGATAAATCTAGTTGCGCATAGACTGGTATGGTAATTAAAAAAATTAAAAATTTCATCCTGAGCTTTGTTTTATAGTTATTACTGATGATGATGTGCCGTTGATCTGCACTGTTCTAGTTACACCATCTTGTATGAATACCACAGTGTATGAATCATCGCCGTTGACTAAAACCTGCGCATTTTGATTTACCATTCGCATCAGCTTTACTTGATTGCCTTGTATTATTGATGTTATTTGCGTTTCTAAGTCTTGTCCAAACTTTGTGCCTACCAGTTGTATGCCACTTGAAAAATTTGTAAGCGTGTCTTCTTCTTCTTCAATACCAAGCTCATCTAAAACATCTAACAGGTTTTCAAAATAATCTGTTGCAAGATAATCGATGTCAAGCTCTGAAAAAGACATATCTTCTTCCTCTTCAAGAAAATCCTCTGCCAAAGCATCTATCTCAAGATCGGTAAAATCTAAATAATCTGACTGTTCGCTTTGTTGTTGTTCTTCGTTTATAGCTTCTTCTTTTGGTGGCGAGACGATCAGCATGTTGTCAATAAAACTTAAATCTATGTCTAAAGTTACAGGTTTCGTTGGTGCTTTCTCATACATAGAAGTAGTAGTTGCCTGATAAGGCTGATTAAGTAAAGTTTGCCCAGCTGCGGTTTGCACCACAATCTCACCACTGGCGTTACCAAATTCATCCGGGAGTAAAATTATAAGTGCCTTACCCAAAAGGTCGACGCTACAAACAAAATCTGTGCCTTGCACAAAAATTTGTGAAGTGGGTGTAGATAGCGTAATGTTTTTCTTATTTAGTTTATTTGCGTTACCACTGATAAACCGTATTGTGCCACTAGCAAACTGTAAGGCCATTTTAGATTTGTCGGGGTTACTGTTAAAGACATATTCGTCTATAAGAAGATTGCTATGCTCTGTAAGTTTTACAGTAGATTCATCAAGGAATGTAATGGCAATGCGGCCAGCAGAGGTTTCAACATTATCTAAAGAGTTAATGTCAAAATCTAACTCAGCAGCAAAAGTCTCGTCTCTAACAACTCTGCCGTATCCTGTTAATTCAGTAATATCTCCTATCGCATCAGCATGAAGTGGTGGTGCCACCATCATTTTGAACGACGCAAATATTAGAATTTGAAGAATTAGTTGAGATTGATAACCAATCACGAGCTAAAGTTGAAGATTGTGTGATGTCTAGCGTGTTATTACTACCATCAAGATCTAAATTAAAATAACCAGAATCAGATGCTGTAGTACCAGAGTATCCACTAGCAGTAAAATTTATTGTGTTAGTGCTACCGTTTATGTCCATATAGTTGACTGCGTTTTCATAATCTATATCAAAGTCAAACACGTTAGAATCACCAGTGATAATCCAATCTAAGTTGAGGTAAGAGGAGTCAGCGTTTTCTGCTATTTTAATATCTGCCTCATTACTAGATCCTGTGACATCAATATTCAGGTCAACATAATCAGCTGTTATGAGGCCTGTTGAGTTCATTAACAGATCCCAAACATTGCTATCGCCATCATATTCAAAAAAACCAGTAAAATTATCACCATCGATTGCGTCGGATCTAAAGACGTTTGAAGATCCTATTTGATTAATGTCAAGTGTCATTGACACTCCATCGAGGTCAAGTGCGGTCATCGAGGTTGTAGTGGCGCTAGTACCACCGATAAGGTTTGAAGAGCCAAGCTGTTCTAAATCTATAGTAGCTGAGTTTCCAGTTTGATCTACAAAGATTTCGTTGTCTGCAAAAACAGTTGTGCTAAACAATAAAAAAAACAAGAGTTTATTCATCATAATATTCCCAAAAATTTCGTTCGCGCCCTTGTTTTACAATATCTACGATACCAATTTCTATAGCTGATTGCAAAGCAATGGACTTGCTTTCATTCATAGCATTGCCAGTTTCAAATTCCAGAAGCTCAGTATCGTTTGCTATAAACCTAAATACATCACCTGACAAACCGACAGACAATATGGTTTTCGTTGTTAAGTTTTCTAATAAAATTTCACCTGTGCTAACGGACACCACTCTTATAGAGACAACGACAGTATCCTCTCTATACTGTTTGCTTCCACCTACACCAAGATAGCGAGCGCCTACACCACCTGTTAGTAAGTTTGTGTTGTAATCAACAATACCACCTTCAATAATAAGTCCTGCAAATAGTAGCGGTAATTGTTCTGTTTCATCTTCAAATTTTTCACGCGTTGATCTAATTATTTGGCGTTCGCGAGTGATGTGATCGATGCCCACGCGCTCGACCACGCGAAAAAAGCCAGATTGTTTTAAAGCTCTAATTAGGTAAGTTTCAGGAGCTTGCGTCATAGCTGTACTAAAATTAGCATAGCCATCCACTGATTTTCTTTGTCCTGTAAAATCTCCAAACTTGTAAACTGCTACGATAGGACGCACTTTTGCAGCAGGTAAGTTTCTTATCTCTTTAGTTATAGGTTCGTTGTTATAGGCAGTTTTTGAAAAACATTGCGCTTTGCCAACAATAGATACTAGGTCTTTATAGTCTCCTTCTGGGTTTGTAAAGCAAGGCGATATAAGTTTTACGTGCGAAACGCAACTAGCCAATAAAACCAAAGTCGCCGATTGGTACAATAATTTCAGTAGTCGTTCCATCTAAAGTATTAAAAATAGTAAGGGTGATGTAAGTCCCGTCGCTGGACCAACTAATTATGTTATCGAACAAGGTAAAAGATCCAGAAGTTTCTGGGTTTTCACCAAATAATTGTTCAACTATCTGTCTGCTGATTTGTGCGAATATGCGTGATTCTAGGTTTTTGGTGAACCTAGAAATTACTGAGTTTTCTTCGTCTCTTTTTCTTTGCTCCTCTAGAGCGCGCAGATCTGCTTGAAGTTGTTGTTTTCGAGAAAACTCTTGTTGCTCAATCGTGAGATAATGTGCAGAAGTGCCAATGCCACTGAATGAGGGAGACTTAAATTGAAATTTTATTTCATCAGCTTGTGCTTGCTCAACCGTGCAAAAAGTAAAGGCAAACATAAAAGATAGTAAAAATCCAGCAAACAGATTAGCCTCGTTTTTTGTTTTGTTTATTTTTATTTTCATTTTTAAGTTTTACAACCGTGTCTACTTTTTCTTTTAATCGTATCATATCTTGATCTAAAAGTCGTAGCTGATCGGTAAGCCGTATTATCGTCTTTTTCATCTCACCTATTGATGGATCTATGATGTTGGTTATTGTCTGCCAAACAAAATAAACAAAGTAGCCAAGACCAATAACCATAACAGTGGGGAACCCGAATGTTTGTACAAAACTAACAATGTCCATCAGTCACGCCTTGCATCTATTTTGCCGTCTTCAACAAAGTTTTCTGCTCTTGCTATGCGCTCAAGATCAGGCGGTATGTCAAGCGCACTTGACACCACTGTATCTATCCTAATAATATCATTATTCATTATAGATGCTCGAGTTATAAGCATCTTAGTAATTCCTTGTATCGATTTAATATCTGCAACTAGGTTGCCCATAAGTTGTTTTATAACCAAAAATATAAAATAGGCCATGATAAGGCCACTAGCTATGGGTAAGCCTAAGTCAGCTATTAAGCCGACAGCTTGATTCATTATTCTTTGCCTTCGCCTTTAAAGCTCTTAGATGCTCCTGATGTTCCGGCATAAAGACCAAACCAAGCAGCGCCAGCACCAACAATTATTGATATAAGACCAGACTGTTCAAATGTAGGACTCTCAAGTGCCATAAACCACATGGTTGAGTAATACAACAAAAAGATATACACACTCAAAAACGCTCTTGGGAAAATACGCCAAGCGTCGACTGCTTGTGCTAAATGAATCCACTTCTGATGTGGATTGACATTGCTGACATCTTCTAGTTCTCTAATTTTATCTTTAAGATCTGAAATCTCTCGCATCATGTCCATGAACTTGTTAAGGTCCATTTCGACTTCGTTTCTATCCATATCTCCGCTAAATTGTCCTTGATTCATATTCATACAAAACTCGCTGCTACTATTGCGCCAACAATAAAAGGATACACGGCCCACAACATAGTTTCTAGCTTATCGAATCTTTTAGATCCGTCGGCTAGCCTTTGTTCTATGTTAGCGTAACGAATAGCACACTCTTTTTCGTGCGCCTCAATCTTAACCATAGTATCTTTTACAGTTGCCATTACTTTTTACTTTTTTTTACTCGTTTAGTGGTGTAAGCCTCATTGACATCTGGTGTTGATTTGTCATCTGCTACATAACGGCCTTTTTTGTTTCTTGCTCTAACTTGCACTCTTTCTGTGCCTGTTATTTTGTCCCACAACTTACTTAAAAAACTCATACTATTTCTCCTTGGCATGCCAAAAATTTAAGGCCAATAAATCAACAATGTTATAAACCTTCTTAAAAAAATTATCATCACGAGGGGTTGGTGTCAACGCAGCCGTCAATGACGCTATGGTAATAATTGCGTTACAAATCATAATAAATTTTAAAATACTCATTCTTGCTCCTCTGAGTTTGTCTCAGTGTTTTGTAAACTTTTAGCTAATGACTGTTGGTAAGCATTAAGGCTTGGCATGAGCTCATCAATCTCAAATTGATGTGCGTTTATTTTCTTAGTCAAACTATTTATATGTGCCTGCATAGCCTGTTGCTCAGGTGAAAGTTGTATCTCTTTGGTTTTTGTTTTTTTGTCTTTCGTCGCCATTTTTAAACCTAACTAAGTATTTTTGTTACAGATGTAGGTGTTACTTTTTCAGCTATTCTTGCATCAATATTTGCTTTCAAAGCAGAAACATCATCAGCACCTAGAGCTGATTCGACCCAGCCTTGCACATCACTAGCTTTAAGACTTGACCAATTGATAAAACTAGATAAATCACTTGTGTCTAGCTCTTGTGCCCCATAGACAGTTACGGCTTGCGGGTTGCCATCTGCATCATTATTACTATCATCTGTGCCAGTAAGTCTCCAATGAACAGTGTGCACCACATTGGATTTACCACTTTTTGATGGGTATGTATCGCATGTGCTTACATTCCAAGTATAAGATATTGCCATATTATTTCTCCTTCAAATTTGCAATTTCACTTTTCAGTGATTCTATTTGTTCTTGTTGCTCTTGCATACCTTTTACAAGATGCGTAACAAGTTTACTATAATCCATTGAGTAATAACCATCTTCATCTTGATTTACTGCATTTGGTACCAGCTCTTCAACCTCTTGAGCTATTAAACCTTCATCTGCATGGTTATCAGCTTTCCAATTATAAGCAACAGGATTAAGATTATTAATTACATCTAAACCTCTTGATGAACCTGTAACATCTTTAAGTCTAGCATCAGAAGATGTGTTGTAAGTTACAGCATTGGTTGAACTTTGATTGATAGAGCCAATCTGTGTACTGTTTCTTCTAAATACATATAATTCAGCACCGCCAGAAGTGCCATCCATATTTTGTTGTATGTTTACTCCAGTAGCAGTCTCTTGAAAAGATATACCACCCACCCCTTGATTGGTTGTAGTTCCTATAAGAAAAT